CTACCCATTGTTTGGCGTTGATGACGGTCTTAGCAGACGCTGGATCAATCTGTCCCATCTCCAGCTTCTTCCGGATGTCATCGATCTCATAGACAGTCATCTGGGCATAGGCTGACTTGGCTTGCTGATACATCCCCTTGAGAGTCGGATCAGAGATGATTTTGTTGTAGAGACTTCGCCATGGGACATCGATCTCCTTGGCAAGCTGATCCAGTCTGCCGAACTCAGCATAGCCGTCGAATATCTTTTCCCAGAACTGAGGATCGGCAAACATCCGTTCCATCCTGGCACGTTTCGCTTTTCTAACGGGTCTTCCTGCCATCAGTTGACTCCCTTCTTGGAGGTGTGATGCTCTGAGATCAGATACTGAGCAACCTCATTCATGCTCCCGATCAGATGGTCCGGTAGGTCATCCTTGATGAAGGACTCCATGAGGAACTGAGTCAGATCCCCGTAGAGTGCGACCTTGTATTCCCAGTTCAGTTCAGCCCTAAGTCCTTCCAGGGCATAACCCAGGATCTGGAACATGACCCGTTTCTGCTCCTCAGAGCTATCAGCCAAAATGCTCATGAACTCCCAGGACTTTATAGGTTGATTTATCCAGGTGAAGGCCGGACTTAACGGGTCTGAGGTAGACCCTGACCATCCCTTGTGGTACACCAGACTCCCGTGTGATTTGAATGTGCCGGATGCACTGATCGTTATCAAATATCTGGGCGGTCTCAAGGCTGTCGATGAGTACCTTCTGTAGATTATCTAAATCTGCATCTGGTCCCCGACGTTTCGGGTAGTGTGCGCTTATGGCAACAGCAAGCTCAGTCCCGACTGGGAATGGCTTGAGCTTCTGTTCCTTCTTAACGTCCTGCCAGTGCAGAACGACCTTACCAATATATTCCCGTGCCTGTTCCGTTTTAATCAGACGGCTGTTCACTGGCTTCCAGTAAGCGTTTGCGCTGACGGGCCACGGTAGTTCCAGTTTTATTTCCTCCGCTTCCATGCGATTGTGCTTCAGTTATAAGTTGATGAAGGCGTTGACGTTGTTTATCAGTCATCCTGACGGGCTTTTTTTCTCCTTCGATCATCTCATAGAGTGGATCAAAGGTGACTTGCTGTTGATGCAGTTGATGGGTCCAGTCCTCACATGGCTTCCGTTCTGACTTTCCTGACACAATGTCATGAACCGTTGGAAAAAATGATGAGTTCTGGATGTGTTCGTTAAAGGCGTTGATGATCTTCTGGGGCTTCATGTCCTGAAGCTGATGCTTCCATAGATTGATGTCCTCCGTAGTAAGCTTCCCAAATTCTCTGATGTGGCTGTGATAATTTCGTTCACACGCCTTCAGTGACATCAGTAGTGCCTTGGTTTGTTCTTCTGTCATGATGCTCTCCGAAGTGTTGATGCTGAGTTTTCCAAATAACGTAAACGCTTACTATTCATCTCAGCAATTTTAGTCATAGATTTTTCTAATTTAAGCATCCGATTTTTTAGTTCATCAAGTTCTGTAACTTTATCTCTGACTTCTCCAGAATGCGCTATTTCCATGACCCATGAATTGTGTCTATTTTTATCATTAACATTTCTGTATAAATCATCCCAAAGGTCTTCCACTTTTTCCTGGCATTCTTCGATGTCACTCATCCTTGAGTAAAGTTCCACCATCTTTTTACCAAATTGATAAATCATGTTGATGGCCCGTGGATCTTTTGGAAGTTTTTTAACTTCATCCAATAGTTGACTTTCAGCATAATTTTGGTACCAGTTTTCAACCTCTGGTCTTTTTATATTATGCTTCGGATTTTCAACGACGATTGCTTCACCCTCCGCATTCTCTGCATCAACTCTGGTTTCAAACCATTGGATGGTCACTTGAGCAATTTCTTTATACCAGTGTGCGTTGTTCCGGTGATCAACCAGCCTTGCCACATGACTCAATGAGATCCCGACATAGAGTAAGTGACCATCGTTATCAAAGTGCCGATACAATGCGGTCTCACCCTCTTTTCGTTTGCGCTCCTTGAGACTCATGCGCCTGACTCTAGGCTTATCCGACTTCATCTGAGCTTTAGGCATTCGCACCCCATGGTTGAGGTTCTTCGTCCCGTCTGAGGATGATTAATTTTCGCCTGAGAATCGTTGCCATCATCCAAAAGACCACGATCCAGAAACTGGTGACGGCAAACCAGATCCCTCCGACTGCCAGCCACCAGTGCCAATCAGGACTCTCCAGGCACATCACTTCCTTTGATCCATTCTGATAATGTGTGCCAAAAACTCATCAAAATATTTTTCAAATTTAACTTTCTTTTTAAACGCCTTTGCAGAACGTGACATATCTTCACTTTCAGCATCTCTTTGCAGTTTTCTTAATGTGACTGCATCCTGAACAAATTGATTTCCTGATTTAAGTTCCATTTTTGCCTTTCTTAATTTATTGAGTGATACCCCTTCGGTTCACATCTACCCACGCCTGATCCAGTGCAGAGACTTGGTCCCGTGTCTTTGGAGCCGGAGCCTTGACGGGGTCTGGGACCAGATCAAACCGGATTCCAACCCACTGGTTCAGCATAGATTCGTTGATCACATGGATCACATTTCGTCCCTGAAGGTGTTGGTTCCTGATCATACTGAGCGCACGTTGCCCAGCCTTGATGCTGTTCCAGGGCTTCAGGTTCTGGTCACGGTCACAACACTCTTCCTGCTTGTAGCAGACCCACTCAGACCAACAGTCCTGAAATCCTTCCAGTGAATGCAGTTCGTCTGGAATCACTGTGAGATCCAGTAATTCTTCGCTTGTCGGGGGTATTAATTTAGCCATCCTAGCCTTTCTGAAATCCCCCCTCATCTAAGGGGGGTTTGGGGGGTTATATATTCTGTTATATATTTTTTTTTTATAGATCCCTTTATATATTTATATATATATCTATAAAACATCCCGTGCGTGTAGACTCAGCCACCGATTTCCAGTTTGCGTTCCGTGAAGAGCTTGATCACATCCAGATCCGTTCTGTAGTTCTCCGATAGTTCGTTGAAGTATTTGGTGATCTCTTCCAGGGATTCTTTTTTGCCCAGAGCAAACTTGGTCTGAGACAGAAGCGTCTTCTTATCTTGCCCGTGTGATGCTTTAGAATCGCCACCACTGGATTTTTCTGATGCGGTGGAGCCATCGTCATCGGCCCCTCCGAAAAGTGAGAGCAACCCGAATATCGAATACTTCCGTGCGTAGGTGATGGCACTCCCCACTTTCTGGGAATCGGCCCCGACGGGACTGAGTTGGTAGGACCACTGAAGAAACTCTCCATTCTCATGCTCCAGTCGGTTGATTAGTTCCGTGCCAGTCGGTAGCTGGAAGAGAAACATTTTATTATCCAGCAACGCTGGGTTGACCACGGAAAGTAAGTGGTCCAATTCCACATAATTATTTTTTAGGTGAGGATTAAACCCTGACTCTTTGATAATGTTACCTATGGATGATTTTGCTTTAATCATCCCCTTTACTATGGAGCTAATCGATGATGATTTGTCCATATTAGTTTGTTGGATTTGGTCCATTTTCACCTTTCATTTCTAACATTGTGTTGATTAACTGCTCCTGTTGTCTGCATAAAGTTTTATACCTACTAAGTTCACTCTTTAATTGCTTTAGTTCAGACTTAGTCACCTTGGTATCAATTTCCTGATGGGCAACCTTTGTCTGCCATTCGACAATCATTTTGGTAAGTTTCGGAATCACACTTTTGGTCGGCCCCCACTTGCCTAGTTCCCAACCTGATACACAACTGGTGTGTTGCTCTAATTGGGTTGCCAGTTCTTTCTGAGAAAGATTATTTGCAAGCCTGAATTCCCGTATATTTGTCGGGCTGATTATTGTTTCGTTGATGTTAAATCGTTCCATTGTTGCCTTTCATTTTTAAGGTGCAGATACCATCATAATAACCAAGTTTTCTTTTCTTTAATTTCGGGTCTGTAGTGGACCCGTAATCCATCAATTTATCCAGTGCCTTCCCTATGTCTTCTTTGCCTTTATCAATCCAGTCCTGATCGATTTCATAGAGTTGCACGTTCCACGGAAATGACTTCTCCACCACTAAGAACAGAAACTTAAAATCCTGTCCGGTGATGGCCTTGATGCCGTCTAAGTACCACGCACACTGGATGTGGTAGCCATACTTCCAGACATCCCGATAGAATGACTTTGGTGATCCGGTCTGCATGAACTTAGAATCAATGATGACCCCTATGTTTTCTCCATAGAAGTCCATCCGCATACACGCACCGAATTCATTTTCATCATGTTGGTACTCCCAGAATGCGCTCACCTCATGGTTTGACTTATCAGCTTCAAACATGGATCTCAGCAACGGATCAGCCATCGCAGACTCTCTCCATTGGAATCCCATCTGAAACTCATCCTGGGTGATCATGATCTTTCCTTCAGCCTTTGCCTGTTCGTTGGCTCTGGCTCTCAGATCCTTGACGGCTTTAAATCTACCATCGCCTGATGGAACAACCATATACCTATCATTGATATCCCCGAATTCATGGAGGAACGTGTGGCCCATGGTGCCGATCTTCTGGGCTTCCGACGGCTTGCGTTCCCTCTTTAATTCATAATGGTTCAGGGATTCATTGATGGACTTTAAGTCCGACTGGTGGATGTACTTCGGGTCTGAAATATATTCTTCAAACGGAAGGTTCCGAATGATTTTATTCAGTTTCTTTTTTGCTTGGGCTTCTTTGGTGATCATCAATAGCCCCAGCTATTAGGTTCCCAGCCGTCCCAGTCACGCTGTTCCTGGAAGGTTTGGAAGTCAGGCTCATGACGGCCCAAATCATCATCCTCAACGACGATCACTTTCGTCGGAGTATCTTCATTTTCTTTTGTCTTTTTTTCTAGCATTGATTAGTATCTTCAGTTCCTAGATTTTTTGCCTTTCTGGGAAAATTAAACCCCACGGATTGACTGATCATCGGCCCGTGGGGTTTTTTGTTTCTGGGCTTCACCGTCGGATAGATAGAGAGAGCATGAACGGCTACCCAGTGGACGGGGTTTCATGGTTTGGGTCCACGGGGGTTGCCCGTTGACCGTCCGGCACCACTCCCGACTAGGTGCCTGATTTGGTGAGGGTGATTGAAGACCGAATACTTGGTAAGCAACCAGCCATATTTGTCGCAAAAAACTTTAATTCCCGTCACAGACCTTCGGAGTCTCAGGGATATTGTTTTCGATGAATTAATATGAAGCATTCGATTCGCTATCCATTACTGGGCAAGCCACCCCCATTAAAATGGGATTTCGTTGTGGTCTGGGACGTTGCGGTCTGAGACCATGCCGTTGCTGTCAGACGGAAACATTTTCCAGGCTTGAAGCGTGGTGAAATATTTGTACTTGCCTTCAGGATCAGCCCAGCGTCTTCCCTTGACATTCACACTGACCTTCACCTGATCGTTGACCTTGTATTTTTCAAGGATCGGGATCTTGTCGTTGACAAATTCCATCTTCAGTATTTCTGGGTACTGAGGATTTCCTGCTTCTTCAATGACGAATTCACGTTTGCTGAATTTTTCATTGACCACTTGCTGGTCCATGATCTGTAGGATCGTTCCGTTTATTTCAACCGATTGCGCCATGGGTTTTTCCTTTCGGGGTAGATTGACTTTAATCGTGTAGATAATTTATTTTTCAGCGTCGAAATAGATTTCAATGCTGAGTTCTCTTCAAAGACCGATAGATTATGAGATACTGAATCCACCCGTTCCTTGAAGATGTCCAAATCGAAGGCACCGATTGCCTTCATCGTGGGAAGTTTTTCAATCTTCCCTCCGTTTTGCAGGAATGCCTCCGTGGCTTTTTGAACCCTCAATGATTCCTCCTGCTTTGACTGTTCATTCATACTGACTTAGCTGATTTGCCACCTTGAGGTTCCGTTCACGGACCAGTCTCAGGGCTGAGTTTCTGATTCTGTCCTGGAGATTATCATCCAGAACCCTGCATACATCGGCACGGGAGGTGCCTGAATCTGATGCCACATCAGCAAGCGTAATTCCTGACTCCTTCATTAATTCCTTTATTGAAATATTTTTTGCTTGCATTGTTTGCCTTGGTCGTTGTAATGTTTGTTCAAACGCTATGATGTTACATTATCAAACATCATTGCACTATGTCAACACAAAACATTTGAAAGGCAAAACAATGAAAGGTGATCCTGAAATTATTAAAAGATTTCAGCACCTTATGAGGCAAAAGAACTTGACGCAGACGGAAATTGCAGAAAGGTTAAGGTTCTCCAGAACCTACATCAGTTCGATCATTGCTGGTCGTTCTGATTTCTCTGGTGCATTTTTGAAGGCTCTGGCCTTTGACGGTTGGCCCATCACATGGATTTTGACGGGCCAGTCAGAAGATCAATCCACTGAGGATTGGAAGACCCGTGCGGAACGGGCTGAAGAAAAACTCAAATTACTGGATTATCATGTCCAGCGACTAGAAAAACTGGTGAAGAAATAAGTCCTCTGCAGACAAGCATAAATAGGACAGAAAGAAAAAAAATGATCGACAAAAAACGCAATATAATGTTTGGAAAACAAAGCCAAAATTACTACCACTGTAAAATTATTTTACGATACGGCACGGGTGCCAGATGGGGGGACGCATATGTGCTTTGAACGACACACCGTTAAATTTAAAATTGATCAGCCGGAAAAATATAGACAATGGTCCTTGTCTGGGGATCATGTGAAGCAAATCAAAGCATGTGGTGGTGATTTAATTATGTTGGCAGAAACTGAAGATGGTATCTGGAACATGGTTATGATTATTGATAAGGACCATGAAAAACATAACGATTTGGTCCACATCTGTGCCAGAAACGGGTTTGGATTTGAACTTATGGGAGTCCCTGAAGTTGAATCCGTCGGGCTGTCTGAAATAGTTTCGGAAATAAAGGAGGTGATCGATGCGTAGCCGATCCAGACTCCACGGAATCCTGGGTCTGGTCCAGGACCGTGGATATTATAAAATCCAGGAATATATTAAGGGTCAAAGGCCGAAGCCGAAGTCGTTGTGCAAAATCGATGAAGCACTCCTGACGGGGTCAGGAAAAAAACGTCGGCCTGACCAGATCACTGAGTTTCTTCAGCGTCTGATTGATCAGAAGAAGGAAGAAGAACTGACGGCCCATGAACGGGTCACCGTCGGGGATCTTTCCAAAAGGTGGCTAGGGTATGTGAAGGACCAGAATGATATTGAGACCTTCAATAAATATAAAAAGACCATCGAATACTGGGATAGATGCTTCAATAAGGAAATCCCTGTTGGAGAACTGGGGGTGGATCACTTTGCGAAGTTTAAAAAATCCCTGGATCACCTAGCCCCCCGATCCATCCATCATCATCAGTCCCAGATGAACACCTTTCTGATCCATTCCAGGGAGCATTACGATGGACCTGATATAAAGATTAAGAATAAAGTCAAAGTCCCTAAGAAGACCATCAAAAGTTATGAGGTCCAGGAATTAAGGGACATCCACGGGCTGATTCTAGGACTGAAGAATCAGAACTGGCAGATGCATGAGAGGATTCACATGATGCTCTCAGAAACAGGCATGAGAGCGTCTGAGTTGCTGAACCTGACATGGGACCGGATTCGGATGGGGGAGCGAAAAATATGGGTGGAGGAAGAAGCCGATTGGACTCCGAAGGCTGGGATTGAGGGATGGTATGCGATGTCGGATCACCTCTATCAGTTCCTGAAGAATGATCAGATGCAGGGGAAATGGTTCCTTGACAACGGTGACGGCACTCAGGCATACTCTTCGGTTTCCGGCATCGGTCATGCCATCAAACGCTACACCGAAAAGCTGGGGATCAAAGGAAGAAAAGTCCTTCATGCCTACCGTGCGTCGGTGGCTGTGAGGGTGTATAAAAAATTCGGGATTGTCGAAGCGCAAAAGGCTCTGAGACACACCGAAGAGTCGATGACCAGACAATATATTGATGACTCATTCGTTGATTTACATGACGTTATTAACCAAATGGATCGCTAAATTTGGTGGTTGTCTGGTGGGGATTGGGGGTGTTGAAACCCCCGTTTTAACGGTTTTTACAACAAATGTTGCAATGGTGTGTCTGGTGGGGAATGAGAGTAAACCCACTGAAATCATTGAATAAATTGCTTACTCCCCAATAGCTCAGTTGGTAGAGCAAGTGGCTGTTAACCACAAAGATCCCAAAAAATATTAAACGATTTCAGGCTGTTGGAAGGACGCTTCCGACGGTGATGTTGTCTGGTGGTGATTGAGGTCAGTACAACAAACTGGGGAACTGAGTCCTCAGTCTGTTGATCTGGTCTGGACTTATACCAAGGACTTGGGACTGAACTGGGGTGAGGTTTGCTGTCTCTGAGAGAAGTCCCTGAATTCGTTGGGGTACTGATGCTCTGTCACCAATTCGTAAGCCCCCTGAATTTCCTCCGGTGTCACCGACTCCGCTTGCCCCTGATGTCGGGCTAGGATTCTTCCCATTGCGCTGTCCAATAAGTTTTTCTGAGGAGTCTGTAAACCCACTAATTTTTGGCCCAGAACTGAGACCGCCCTGTTCAATAAAATATCTACTTGCTTCGGGTCGAATTGCATCATCACCTTTCCATTTCATTATGACAACCTCCGGCATCCCCATCGACTCATCCCATCCCGTCGATGTCCAATATGCTTTGAGGTCAGCAACTTGTTGAGGAGAGTAGAACTGAGGATCAAATGGAATCCTTCCCAGTTCTGCAAACCCGAAATCATTGTATAACTCTGGTAGAAATCCACCAGGATATTTTGCACTTGGGACAGCAAAGGCATCCAGGACTGTTGCACCTTCCTTGATTCCTTTTAGAAGCACGGACGGTCCACCTACGCCTTTTGCACCAAGTTCATTATTGACTACACCGACCAATGACACTTCATTGTCAGTCAGGTCAGGATGCTGGAACCCATACTCATCAGCATAGTTGGTGTTCTTTTTCAGCCCAAAATATACTTGGCTGTTGGTTGCTTCATCCCCAAGCTGAAAGACTTTAAAAGAACCATCCTTGATCCCAGACTTAATTTCCTTTTCCGTGTACAGAGTTAGCGTAGAGGATGCATCAGACTCTCTCAGCGCACGGGAAAAGTCAGCCGGAGATATTCCCCCGTCCTTCTTTAGTTTCGTTGAATCTCTCCAGTTCTCCAGTGCGAAGTCCATCCCCAGTGTCGCTTGACGCTGGCTCTGAATATTTTTTAAAGATTGGACTGATGACAATCTGTCTGCCATTTCCTGAGTTATTTCTTGCACCGGAAGTTTTCTTTTGAAAGTGTACATCTGTTTGTCTTCCGGCTTCGCCATTATTTTCGGGTCATTAAAGAAATCTGGGAACATCTCCTTAATGTTTAGGGGTCCACCAAAACGGGCTTCGTTGCCACCTTTGATTGCATAGTCGTAACTTGGGTGAAGTGTTGTTCCAGTCTTCCCCCCTAACTTAACCAGCCCAGCTTTTTTGTCAATCTCAGACATTATCAATCCAGCCCCCTTGTCAACCCCAGCAAAGGATGGATCTAAAGTTTCCCGTATGATTTTATTAACATTTGGCGCACCCAGCTTCTCAGCCTTGGCTTGCCTTAAAAGGCTTATGATTTTTGCCCGTGTGTCAAAAGTGGAATTTCTTAAAAATGTAGGTAGATTTTTTGTGTCAGTGAGGTCAGGCATATCCCTTAACTGAAGGCGCATGACTAATTCCTGATCTGAATTTTTTGAAGTCAGTTTTAATTTTTCAGCAACTTGTTTTGGTTTAAGCCCTTGCTTAAATAATTTCTCTGCTTTCTTTAAAATTTGAGGTGTGTAAATTTTACTTTCCTGACCAGCCGACCTGAGAATCTTTTCTAATTCTTTGACGTTGCCTTTGCTGATTCTTCCTCCACTAATGAAAGCATTCAGTTGCTTCATCACCGCATTTGTGACTGACGCATTGGACTGGTGAGCGTCCTGCTTCATTGCCATGACAGCCATCAGATCAGCGTCAGAGTTGAGGTATTTTGTCCCCATCCCTTTAGCGTCACCAGCCCACATAAGATTATCTTTCTGTGAAGACTTCAGGCTTCCATACATTGGTCCACCCATCAGGACTTCAGGGGTGACATTACTTCCACCTTGACCAACATAGTCAGCCCCAGTGACTGTCAAATCAGCTTCAGTCGGTTTTATTTTTTTACCGACGTTGGATTGCCAATCAAAAAAAGGTAAACCTTCAAAAGTGGATGCCATCCTGGAAGGGACTTTTTTGATAATCCCTGAAATCAATCCTTGTGACGGGTCCATCACACCCTCACCCATTTGTTCCAACAGGGACAGATACTCAGGATTATTCTGAAGATGTTTGTTAAAGTTCGCCCGTGCTTCGGGTGTCAGATTCTTCGGGGCTTCCATCCGTGCCAATTGTTGGGCTGGATGGTTAGGGGAGATAGCTAAAAGGCCGGAATCCCAGATCCCCTTCAGACCCCCTGAGATGAGGTCTAAAAGGCTATAATCATAATTGGTGACTGGTTTTCTGCGCTGGCCTGGACGGGTTGACATATCAATCTCCGAAGAGAAGTCCGTAGTACATCAATGGTGAAACGTCCCCAAGTAGTGGGGCAACGGTTGCTGGGGTTGCGCCAGTGAAGAAACTCCGGTTCCGCATCATGTTCTGTACCCTTCGCTGTTCATCAGATAAAGCCTGGATGCTTTTCCGTGTTGCTTGTGGACCTTGGTTGAACAACAGGGGTGACATGGATTCCTGGACCCTTTCCAGACGCTTTGTTCCTAACTCAGAACCAATCTCTGAAAGGGTCTGACCAGGATTTGCGACCTTCCCTGCTACCGACTTTGCTGTTTGCACCAGCGTCGGGTCCAACTGCATATCTTCCCGTGTCATCTTCAGAAGTTCAGTTGGTGACCCTTCCCTCAGTTTTCCTGCCAGAACTGCACGGTCCCCAAGGATGTCGAACTTACGGAAGAACTTCTCTGCATTGTCCTTTCCTAAGATGGCATTGATCTTTTCCTGGTTGCCTAAAGAGTAGGCTCCGATGGTACTCTCCAGGTTTGGATTCTTAGATTTTACTTTATCCAGGTTTTTCCAAAGTCGGAGGGCAAACCCTAAACGGAAGTGATTCTTTTCGGCTGGGCTGTCTAAGTTTCGGAGTTGGGTTTTTGCTTCGACTGAACTGACATCTGGATTCGATGCAGAACGTCCTGCACTAAAGGCATCAGACATCTGAGCTTTTGTCCGGTATACTGCTTGGCCTTTGGCAAAGTCTGAATTAGCTTCTGACAATTTTGTGTCAATCTGTTTTTGTAATCGATTAAGAGTTCCACGGGCAACTTCCTCTGAGCCTTTAAGATTTTTTGCAGTTTCTCCCATGGCCTTCGATAACTCATGCCAGTGGAGTATGGGCTTTGTTCCTTCAACCATATCCTCCCAGACATCGGCACTCACCAGTTCCTTTTGAGTCTGAAGGGCTTTGATGTTTTGCTGAGTCGGAGGAATCCCTTTTGCCTTCAGGGTGGCAAGGATTTCCTTGAGTCCTGAAGACCGTTGCTTTTCGTTGTGCCTGAACCGGATCTGTCCCTTGGTGTAGTTCAGGATTTCTTTCAGTTTCTGACCAACCACATCATCCCGTTGCATGGCCCGATTGATTTCATCTGCCAGTTCCTGGTCAGCAAAATCGACTGGGTCAGCCAAGTCATAGGATTTTCGGGATTTCATCCAGGCATAGTTGTTGAGCATCTGGAAGAAGCCACTTGGATCTTTGTCATCCTTGAATGCCTTGGCAAACGGTGTCGGCCTTTTCGGGTCCATTGTCAGGACAGCCTTCTCACCCTGTCTTCGGGTTGTCTGACCAATGTCCTCAAATGATTTCCGTGCCAACTCAGGGCCGACTCCAGGCGCACGGGACGCAACCATTGCCATGTTCCGGCCTTGCTGTCCTAAAAGTTCTGCCAGCGTGACCCCCTTTGAGACCCCCAGATTGATCATCTCATCCAGGCGTTTGAAGAGTTCAGGAATCTGGACATCATCCCGTTCCAGAGACCGAAGCAGAAAACGGATGCCTTGCCGTGAGTCCTTTGGATCTGCACCGTCCCCGATGATATTTCCGGCTGAGTCTGTTGGAGGTGGACCCTTGCCACCTGATCCACCAAAAGCCTTGTCGATTTTCTGGACTATCTTTTCACCTCCCTCAACTGCCAGTTCTGTAAGACGCTGAGTTGCTGGGGTCACCACGGCACCAGTGGCTATTGACAATGGGGTATCTTCTAGCCCTTCGACGATCCGTTGACCGACGCTACTGAGGGTTGAGTCTGTTGGGTCTGGATCGGCTGACAATGCACCATAGGTGAAGCCCGTTGTGCCACCAGCAAAGCCACCAATCATTGAACGCTTGAGTAGATTTCTGATGGGTTCACCCAGCTTTAAAGCCAGTGAAGGAGTATTTGCCAGCTTGCCGATGAGGAAGGATGGAAGAAGGAAGGAACCTCCGACTTCATAGCCTTGTGCCAGCTTTGGATTCTGCTCCCTGAAGTCGTTCATTTCCTGGCGAACTTCAGCCACGGTTTCTTCGTAGGGACGGTCCTGATAAATAGAACGGGCCATTCCCTCTATTTCATCATAGCCACCAACTGAAAGACCTTGCCCAACTGATCGGAGCATATTGATGACTTTCTCATTCTTTTCATCTAATTCTAAGTCACCAACTAACTCCTGGGTGTCCTGCATTTTAGGAATCAGAGATTGCCCTTCTTTAGTTTGAGGACTTAACTCCTGACGAATCTGGGCCAGAGACTTTCCAATTCGTTCCTGGAAAACCTTATCTATCTCATCGTCGCTGAAACCAGCGTCTTTGAGATTACTGTAGTTTCTTAAAATTTTGTCTGGTGCCATTAATTTTCCCAGATTGAGTCAACCTTTTTTTCCTGGTTTGATTTATTTTCTTTTGCTTTCCGGTCCACTTTTTTGGGGATGGTGATCACATCACCTGGATTTACTAAACGGAACTCTTTACCTACCTTCTCAATCTTTCCTTTGTTTGCTGGCAAAAGGAAAAGCTGTTGGTGAAATGCTTTATTGTTGGCATCCTTCGCAGACAAACCATGTCGGGCCAGAAGCTGGGTGATCCCTTCCCCTGACCGCACACTTTCCTGGTTGTCTTTCAGTTCTACTTCCGGCTTTTCAGGTTTCTTGTCTTTGTAAGGATCTTTGAACACTGGAGGGTTATTGCCACGGATCTTCCAGAGCTTGTCTGAAGCCTGGACCATGGAATTTGTAAGGGTCTCACGGCTTTTTCTAAAATTCTTTTGAATTTTTTCAGTGTCTTCACGACGTTCTGCAAGCCCCACTGTTTCAAACAACCCAGGAACATAAAAATATTTCCTGAATTCCTGTTGCATTTCCTCAATACCAATGACGGCCCCTGATTCTCTTCTCAGGTTTGCACTGACAAAATCCTGGACGTTCCGTGCATAAATGATTTCATCACCACTCATCCTTCTTTCGACGGGTTCACGCAAAATACCGTCTTCAGTTGTCAGATACTGGTAGACCATACCCATATTGATTGGGGTGCCTTGGCTGTCCATTTCATCCATACCCTGCATTGCGTCCACCATGCGCTTCGCAAAGCCATAACTTTTTTCCTGGCCTTCTGTTGGTTTAAAGTTCCTTACACTTTTGACAAATTCTTCACTCTGATCACCTTGGCCTTCTTCAGATGTTGGTGTTTCTTTATTGTATGGTCCGAAATGATCTTCAATAATTTTCGGAATATTAGCTTCAACATTTTTATAAATAATTGGGGACAGAGGGTCATTAGGGTCTTTTAAAACAGGAAGCCGTTTTGTTTTCTTCAACGCCTGAAAAGCCAACTTTGCTTCATTAGAATCTGGGGTTTCCCAATTTTTCATCAATACATTGTAGTACCCCTTCTCTCCACCTTGACCCTCAACAAATTTATTATCACTTGAAGAAACTTGGCCTAAAGTTTTTATTTCACCTTGGTCCCCTTTCCGAATCCAGAATTTATTTCCACTTCCATCATTATAAATTTCCGGCATCCCAAACTTTTCTTTTGATGCCGTGGAGATCACATTGACAGCCGACTGATATGCGCCTTCCAGGTTTCCGGTTTGTGCCATGGCCTGGATCTGAGCAATCTTATCTGAACTGACTCCGGTGTCCTTCATCGTCTGGATCATATTTGGAAACTCTGTCTCCATCTGCTTGAGTCTGTTCCGTTTATCCAGAGCCGTCTTCATCTTCTCATCAAACAGTTGTTTGTTCTGAAGATCAATTTTTCCCTGACGCTCATTCTTCAGGAACTGTTGCCGTCCCTGATTGACTCCTGCCAGCCGTTGATTGTAGACGTTTAAAGCATCCAACCCAGCCCGTCCGACTCCACCCCGTGCGTTGTTTCCCCAGCGTGGTTGTGCCATCGCAGAAAGGGCAAAGGTCAACAGTGCTTGCTTGGCTGGTGACATCCCCCCGATTCCACCCTTCAGTTCACCCTTCTTATTATATGCATCATCAGGGAACCCCAGCATTCCTCCAGGACCAAAATCAAAGTAGTCCCCAAGGGCTTCACGTTGCCGTGCTTTTTCTGCTTCTATTTCTGGAATTGGGTCGAACATTCCCATAATTTATCCTAGTAATCCTCCGGTGTAGCCCTGAGAGTAAGACGGGCCAAAATTCATTTGTTGCATTGGTCTCCCCCTGACGATTCCAGGGGCTGAAGAGAAGTCATATTCTTCACTTCCTCCACCCATTCCCCCAAGGGCTTGCATCAGTTGCATGACTTGCATCCCTGACATATCCCCTGAAGCATCTGGGGCTTCTACCGACATTTCTTCCGGTGGCATATAGGCTGATGGGTCACTGGGGCCACCCCGTCCACCTTGGACCGTGTTGACTCCCCGTGGAGACAAGTCAGGGGTCTGTTGTCTCATAAAATCATATTCCGCACGTTCATCAATGTATGGCTTTAAAAGCTGTTTGTTTTTTATGTTTTCCATAGCCATCCCGTATGGCATTGGAATGCCAGCATCCCTTGCACCTAAAGCCATATTATACTCATCCATTGGTAAAACAGCCCCAGTTTCCATTCTCATGTTTTCAAAAAATCCTGGGTATGGTTCCATAACTGATGGGGGAATAGTCGGCCCACCAACAGGCGCACCAAATTCTCCCAGAAGCCCGTCCTGGAAATACATTTTATTCGGTTGTTGAATCATTTTCTGACCTCATGGTTTTGTTCATCTCAGTCACTAGCTCTGCCAATTCTGAGATCATTGAGTTGACTGGGACGTTTCCGATCTGATATCCACCGTCTTCGGTGAGAATATCATAAGATTTTCTGACTCCCTTGTAGGTGATGATTCCTGTGATCAGGTTCCCGTTGATATCATCCCCGATTTTGTAGTCCATGGCTCTAATGCCGTTGACCCGATGCATATCACAACAATCGACGCTGGTGCCGTCATCGAAGGTGATCTGGTAGAACCGTTCTTCATCAGGATTTTCCAGATACTCATGTGCCTGGAGGACCGCAACAGGCTTACCCGTGAAGCCAATGACTATGTCACCCACTTCAATGTCTCCAATTTCGACGGGATCATCTTCGGTGTCAATGAAGGTGCCTTCAGGAATGCAGACTGCAATTGCTTTGGCTATCATAGCTCCAGATCCCATGTTCTCACTCAGGGTGTTCCCGTATTGAGTGCCAGTTGTGGTCTGACCGGATGCCATGGAGTTGATCAGGTTTCCAGCCATCTGGAGTTGACGTTCAGGGTAGTATTGCTGTTCACGGTCCTGTTGATAGTCGAAGTCTGCACCCAACTGGTTCAGACGCTGTTGCAAGTTGCCGACATCACGGTACGCTTGCATATCCTGGAACCCTGCTTGCCGTCCTGCTCCGGTTGCGCTCATCATTGGATTAAGCGCACCTAAGTTCAATTGCTGACCCTGGAATCCGGTGCCGATGTTGAATCGGTCTGCGCCTTCGGCCCGTGCCATGTCTCCAGACTTCAATGCCGTGGCCCTGTCATAGGCTTCCCCCATCATCCTGGCCCGTGTGTTTGCCATGTCGGATAATGCCTGAGACTGAAGTTGCCCTTTTTGAAGTGCGACCCTGTTGTTGAAGGAATCTCCGGTGCCTTCATCCAGTTTGTTCATGTCCATTTGAAGCTGATCCCTCATCTGTTGCATCACTGGATTGATGACTTGATTAGTGTAGGGACTCATGTAGTCATCTAATGCCCTGCCACCAAGGATGGATTTTGCTTGGAGTTGGTCGGGCCGATACTGGGAAGCACCTTGGGCTGTGTCATAGATATTCTGGTACTGATCCTGACCCGTCCCCTCCATATTCCTAGCCATCTCAAATGACCTTAACTGGTCTGGGGTGAACCCAGCATATCGGTCACCTCCATACTTATTGTAAGAGGTGTCCATGTAGTCCTGGACCTTCCCAAAAAGAAAGTTTTGCCGTGCCTGAGTTGCAGGGTCCAGTTGCGTGGACTGGCTGACATCACGCTCCGTGTCAAATGCCCCAAAGACTGAATTAATTGCCCCTCCTAATTCATTTAAAATAAATGCTTGGGTCCGTGGTTTCTGATTGAGAATGTTTTTCTCAATATTAAATGCTTCTAATTCAAACATGGTTCAGCTATATGGATTTTGTGACACAATTGGGTTCCCAGAACTGTCCAGGTTCGTCACCTGACTGGTCCCTAAGTTTCCTGAATTATCAACGGTCAGTCTCCAATAGTCCCCGTCTGGTGACTGTAAAATGATTGCACCCGTGTTGACCTTTAGGACGTTGTCCCCGTCAATCTTCATGGTGCGTACATCGTTGTTTCGGATTTCTGATGCAAGGTCATAGAAATAAACCTGATCATAAACCTCCGGTGGATTCGGTAAGGTACTCATCGACGCTCACCTCCTGCGACGTTTAGTCTCATCCGGCCCAACCTCCACTCCTGG